ACTCGAAGTCGATCTTCATTGCGTCGTGGATCGACCCTGTTTGGGAGAGTTTTTCCATTCGCGCACGGTTCTGGCGGGCTGCCGCTTCGTTTGCGCTCTGGCGCTGTCCCGGCATCTGCACAGGTGGCGCGCCCTTGGCCTTATCGATTGCCTGTGGCTTCTGGCTCATGAGCTTTCGATACGCTGTCGCATCGCGGGCCATAAGGAAAAGCCGGTGATCCATCACCTGCCCTACTTCCTCGGCTTTGATGCCATAGTGCTGAAGGCCATTAACCAGATCGGCATGAAAGGCTTGAAGTTTCGCGGGGTCTTTCAGCTCTGGCATTGCAGTTGCAAGCGCTTCCGCCTCATTGCGTGCCATGTCGAACTGTGACTGACGCTGCTCGTTGCTGATCTGCTCCTGGTACTGCTGCTTGGCTTGGATAAGCTGCTGCAATTCACCGGCCTTTTCCTCGTAAGCCGCCTTCTGCTGCACGTATGCAAACGGATCGGTGTGGGCCAACGTGGGATCTGGCATTTGTGGCAGATGAGCTTTTGCAACGTCGATTGCGAACTCAATGTTCTGCTGGAAAAACTGCGATTGCTGCGAAATCTCCGCCTGACGGGTTTCGAGTTCCTTGCGGGTGACTGCGATTTCCTGCGTCTTGCGGGTGTAATCGGACTGTCGAAGGTTGCCCTTCCGCCATTCCTCGATCTCGGCAAGGGTGGCCTCAGTACCGTCAGCGAGACGATAACGTGGCTCCTCAACCTGTTCGGGTTCAGGTGTTTCAGTTTCCGACTGTTCCGTCCCTTCGCTGGAGACGGTTGTTTCTTCTACCGGCTGATCGTCTTCATCAGCGAGAGAGGAGATAGCCTCGTCAATCGATCCAAACCCGCTATCCGTGGCTTCGGTGAAGCTGGAAGCATTATTGGCTTCATTCTGGGAGGTAGTTGACACGGTTTCGGCAACTGTCGAATTGTCGGTCATTTGCATGGTATAGGCTCCATCGGGCGGATATACCGCTCTGGGAAATGGCGCATCGCTGCGCGGTTTTCAGCGGTCAAACGACCTGCTGAACCTTGGTTGTCACGTCCGTTGCGTTATGCGAGAGCGTGGTCCAAAGGTTTCGTATGATCTGCAGTTTATGGATGAGAGCGTCTTTTTCTTTTTCAGTCGCTTCACCCAATTTGAGAGAAGCGATTTCCTCAAAGGTATCGCGCTCCATCTCGTCAAAGACTTCCTTTAGGTAAGGACTTTCAAGAAGCTGGCGGAACTCAGCGGCGCGCTGTTTAGCATTCATTACTGCGTTGCTCCGTTGATATTCGTATCAGCAACAGGCTTCCTTATTTCCATTTCCGCCTTCAGTCGGTTGGCTTCTGCTGTGAGCTGTGCCTCAAGGATCATCTCATCGCGGCGAAGCTGGCCATCCTGTGCCGCCTTCTGGCGTTCAAGCTCCAGCTGTGCTGCAGCTTTGTCGCGCATCAACTGCATTTCAAGTTCCGCCTTCTCGCGGGAGGCCTGAAGATCCAGGGCATTCTTCTGGCGCTGAGTCTCAATACCTGCCGCAGCTTTTTGCTGTTCAAGCTGAGCCTGAGCCATTGCCTTCTGCTGCTCGATCTGGATTTGAGCTTTGGCCTTTTCCACTTCTGGATTCGGCTGCTGTTGCTGCGACTGCTGCATTTCCTGCAGCTTGTCCTGTGTCACTTCACTGAAGTAACCGTCAGGATTGCGAATACCGGCTGTTTCAACGATCTTGCGCAAAGTGTTTGAATATTGCTCGAGTGATACGATCCCATTGTTTGGGCCGCCCTGAGCGATAATCATTTCCTGTTTTGCCGCGATCTGCTGCAGAATGCCCATATCCCTATCGCGTGAGCCGGAGCCCAAACCTACGCTGACTGTCACGTCCATGTTTGAATTCCACGAACGTGGGTCCATCTCCACCCACTGATCACGGAGGCGGATCATGCGCGGGCGGTCCTGATGACGAACAATAAGTTTCAGAAGGCACTGAAATAGTCGCTTCAAGCCGGTTTCTGCGATATTGCGAGCATAGAGCTCAATCTTGGCATAGGCAGCGCTCTGCGCCATCATCTGACCCGATGCAGTCTGGTTCTGCAGCGCATCTGGATCGAGCGCCATGGACTGGCGAGATACACCGGTGCGCTTTTCGCTCAACTCATCCATATATCCGAGCATGTTGTATGACTTGTCGGCCACAAATGGCACAGCCATGTCACGCACAGCACCGGGCTGCTTTGTCAACACCACACCGCCAAATGTCGGATTGACGATTTCGTCCAGGTTGTCGACTTGGTTTTTTACGACTTCGCGCTGCGGACGGTTGGCAAGATAGAGATTGTCCAACGTCTGGCGGAGCAGAACTGTTTTGACCTTCTGGATATCTTCCAGCTCATCGAAAAGAGAACGACCATTCCAGCGGTGCGGCTCAGGCATTGGCACGGCGTCAGAGAATGGCACATCGTCCGACCATTCATCGTTTGACAGCACTTGATTGCCATCGCCTGAACTGGCCATGACCACCTTGCGCCATTCCGCATAACCGTCGCCGTCATAATCGCAACGGAGATAAACCTCGTAAACCTCGACCTCGACCATAAGCGGGTCTGCTTCGGTTGAACGGGTAGGATTAACGCTATCCCAACGTGCCGATTGTTCTTCTGTGCTTTCCAGATCGGTAGCACTTGAAATATCCATCACTCGCTTGCGAGGAAACCCGTCATCGATCAGGCTTTGGCGTGTCCGCATTGATCGGTGGCAGACAAAGCGCGCATCTTCGATAGACTTGGCGCCGCGCTCAATCAAAAACTCCTCGGGCGGAATCGAGCAAACAATCAGCCGGCCATTCCGAACAACACGCTTGATCTTGCAGTCGTGCGTTGAGCTTTCATGCTCAATTTCCTGACCACTCGCTGGATCAGTGACGATCTCAACGTTTACAATAGCGGTATGCTGAAGCACTTCAGCATCGTCATCCATGACGAGCTGCGTGAAAGCAACATCATCAAGGCCGGTGTAATCGAGCGTCTCATATTCGACGCTCTTATCCCACCAATGTTTCCAGATGCCGTTACCGAACAGCAAGCCTTCTTGGAATGCCTGGCTTAATGTGCGGTATCCTTCACACTCGCGCATGAAGACATAGTTCACATAGTCCGTTGCCTGCTTTGCGAAGGCTTCGTCCTGTTGCGTCTGCGGCTCATAACAACCGATCGTATCGGAAGCAGTAAACACGCGCATAAGGCCCGGAAGAATCCAGCCAATGGCATCTGACAAATCATGAGACGTGACTTGCGAGCGGCCTACCTGTGACGGCACGTCCTTCATTTCACCACGGAAATACTCAATCGCCTTCCCGCGCTGATGCGAAAGCTCGCTCGTGTCATAGTCTACAGCATTATCAATGCCGGAGCGTACGAGCGTGGCCAGTTGGTCATCGCTCATCGCTTTTTTAGCTTTTGCCATAAATCAATGATCCATCTAAGGGACTGTACGCAATCACTGCGTTCAAAGGGATCAGTTCGGCAGCGTCAGAAGCGATTGCCAAACTGCGAAAAGCATGGTTCCAGCGCCAATGAGGCCGCCAAGAAACATGAAAAATACTATCGCTGCGATACTTGTGCCGGGTCGCTCAATCGGGCTTGTTTTTGGCACAGCATCACCAGCAAGTCGGTGAGTACGGTAACGTGGTTCGGATGGCGCCGACTGTGGCATCACGTTAACCGCCCATTTTGGAGGGGCGTTCGTTTCCTGATGCGATACTGACTTACCACCCATTCAAACCACCCATGCCGTTTGCGGCTTCACCGTCTGCGGTCGCCGTGGCAAATCTGCGAACCTCAACATCATCATCGCATAGCGAGAGGCTGATATTGTATCGTCGCGCTCTTTGACAACTTGGCCATTCTTACGGTGATAAATCCGGCGTTCTTCCAGCCAGGCACCGCATGTCCTGAACACTTTCCAGCGTCCGGTTTGCATTCTATCGAGCATTTCCATCAATCCAGCTTCAACGCTGTTTGATCCGTCCTCGAATGTTGCCCGCTCTGGCAGCATGTTGAGGTTTTGCTCGCGATACTGTGTGGCAAGGTTTTTACCTGCTGCCACATCGTTGTTACCGTCATGTGGCCAAGCCCAAGGGAGCCATTCACCCCACGGCTTGACTGCCGCTGCGTGGATAACCGGAGTTGCTTGGCTCTTGCGATAATCCTTCGTGAGGTAGATCACGTCTGCATCACGGTCCCATGCAAGGTTTACCGCTGCTGTCGGGTGGTCCCACCCAAAGTCTAAGCCGCCAATCTGCACCCAATGAGCAGGAATAGCGAAGGGCTCAACGATGATATCTTCCTCAAGAACGGGGAAGATTAGACCGCTGCCAAGTGTTGGTATGCCTTTTGCTCGTGCCTCACGTTCATGCGCCGGATAGCTGGCGATGATCTTGGCGCGATCTTCAGGCGAATAGTGTTCCACATCGTCAATCGTCATTGATGTGACGTGACGTGATTGCGTTCCTATGTCGTCGGCTGCTGGCATTAGAAATCGTGAAACAACTGTCGACATTCCCAGCAACGGCGTAAATGTCATCTGCGCGAACTGCCCGCGCTGGCCGTTGTTCGTTCTTGTCAGACCTTCGCTATAAATATCTTCTGGCGGTTCTTCGTCATACCAAACGCCATCGACAGTCGGTCCCTGCCATTTTTCGCGGCCCTTTTCATAAGCCTTGAATGACAGAATGGCCTCACCCGCCTGCACGTCACCACCGCCGCCCCACCGGACAACAACACTGTCGAGAAGGTTAGGAACGCCCATAGCTCTTGTGCGATCGACAATGCAGTCAGCGGGGATAAATCCTGTCCCCCAAGATTCCTCTAGTGCTGGCGGGCCGACTAGAATGCGCTGCGGATTATCGCGAGTGCTTTCACCTGTAACAGATCCAGCCCACATAACCGGCGCTTTGTCGAACTCTGCGCCTTCCCACCAATCAGGATAACGCCCCGTCAGGTGAATGGCCCATTCAGCGCCACCGGCGATTGTTTTGCCGAGCTGGTTGCCTGCCATAAACAAGCGCTCTGACTTGAGTGCACCTGCCTTGTGAAATTCCTTCTGTTTTGCGTAAGGAGCGTAGAACCGAAGCTTATTAGTGCGCTGTCGGCGCTCTATCTCCTGCATCAGTTCCATCTTCTGAATGAGAAGTGAGGAAAGGCTGGATTGTGGCGTCGAGTTTGCGGAGCCGTTCAAGGAGCTGCTCATCAGACATCTCCCCTATCTGGTTCACGTTGATATTCAGGTCCTTCGGCATGAGAGATGCAACGACCTTGAGATAAGCCTCAGGTTTGGTTTCGATGACCTTCTGAATGACGGCGGGGCCTTGGGCTTCCCATGAGTGAAGCAGGTCTTCGAGAAATGCCTCACCAAGCTTAGAGCGTGCGCCCTTTGGCCTTCCTCCCCCGTTATTGCCCGTTATGAAACGGCCAGACTTGCTGTCTTTGCCGGAACCGTCACTCATCACTTACACCACGTCTTTGTCAGGTAATCGTTGAATGAGCAGTGACGCTCGTAAGGCAATGCGCATGACGCAAGGAGGATAAACGCAGAGAGAGCGAGAAGCTTGGCGGTCATGCTGACTCCTGTTACAAACAATTTTTCATACAGGGGGAATAAGCATGAACTGCTTTTCATTAATCTCGGCTATACTTTGGGGGCTTTCGAGCGCGGCTTGGATATGGGCCATTTTTGTTAAGGCACCTATCGAAAAGGCCGAATTTGGCGAGGAGGGAACTATAGTCGCAAATGATGGGTCCAATGGTGAAAGGGCTGGACTTAGCATTGGAGGGATGTTCAACCCAAGCTTTGAGAAGTTTAATACCTACTTTGTAACGAGCGCTAAACGTAATGCTATTGCTGCGGTCATCAGCGCAGCAGCTGCTCTGTTCCAAATGTTAGCTTTGGTCTTCCCTTAAACTCATCAGCAATACAAAAAACGGCCCGAAAGCCGCTTAACTCTGAACATTAAAATCCATACTGCACCATGCGCATATGGCAAGGCAGGGTTTGACCGGCGAGTATTCCCACTGTGTGGTCCGCATCAGAACATCAAATCATCCGATTGCATGTATATCTGATTTGGTGTTAAAGCGCAAAGCGCTTTTTCACGCAGCTGGGGATAGATCGTCTAGCCCTACCTCTATCGGAACAAAGCTATTCAGAGCATTGAGCAGCACCTTGATTTTGCCTGAGCTGGTCACTTCTTCCACTACGCCGGTAATGTCTATGAATGGACCGCGCACCATTGATACAGGCTGTCCCTTGCTGAATTTAAGCTTTGCTGTTGCCTTCTTAGTGCGGGCTTCTTCCTCGCGATAAATCCGGGCTTCGCGGGTATCATCGAATTGCATGTCACGTTCGGCCAGAAACAGCGCCTCAACAGCGTTTGCAGATACGCGGACATATGAGCCGCCGCATTCAAGAACGCGCTCCACGCCCTCGCAGCGGCGAAGCTTGAACCAGTCTGCATTTTGTCGTGGCTGGGCAACGAACAGATATCGAGACATCAGCGCGCTTTCCCTCACGACACGGGTCTTTGTCCGCTTATGCAGGAACTCTACTCGCTGGCGCGGGAGATAAGCCTCGTAGCCTGCAAGCCTGAGATTGTTCGATGCCTTTTCCTCGCACTTGATGTTCGTGCGGATCACATACCAATCTTTGTCCTTACTGATCGTTGTTGCCGCCATTCCTGTTTCCTCATCGCCTGGGGTTGTGCTTACGCCTTGCGTTGGTAATGAGCAGATCGCCTCTGCCTGCTGTACCCGATGTATTCGTATATCTCGCCGCACCGGAATGTGATTTCCTTCGGCACCATCCAAGCGGCTTCTGGATTGCACTTGATCCACATGCGCGGTCCATTTTTGACTGTGACAGGCCAATACCTATTATTCTTAGAACTGAACATTTGCGCAGGATGCCCCATCGCCCTCTCCTATGCCGCTTTACGAATTGCAGCTGCTTCCTTCGCGGAAACGCCATCAGCGAGACACTTGCGAACGAACGCATGTGCCTGTTCTCGATTTTTGAAGCCGAATTTCTGCAATGAATGAAGAATGGTCGTATGGTCGCGCCCGCCTAACAACTGCCCGATGCGCGGCAATGAAAGGTCTTCGCGCTCTGCCCATATTGCGAGAATTGCAAAGTGCCTGACTGCTGACACTTCATATGTCTGGCTGCGACTTAGAATGCATCGGGTTGAGAAATTCGACTGCTCGCAAACTTCGTTAACGATTTCTCGCCATGAACGGCGCAGTTCAACCGGCGTTTCTTTACCCATAAGGGCGTAGGCTTCGGCTATTGCAGCTTCTTTTGTCGCATGCGCCTCAGCGGCAGCAGCTTCAAGCTTGCAAAGATATTCTGCTTCGGCTTTCGCTCTGGCTTCTGCTAGTGCATCAGCAATGGCCTGCTCTTGTGCGGCTTTCGCTGCGCGCTCATCATCAGTCTGACTGCTGACCAGAAGGAGTTGAGCAGCCTTTGCAGCTTGCTTCCTGCGCTTAATGCCTGCTTCTACATGGGTTGATCGTGCGTAAAACATCACACCGCCTCCCCGCGAGCCTTGGCTAACGCTGCCTTTGCGAACGATACCATTGGGCTTTGCTCAAAATCCGCTGGAATAAGCCCGAGCAAATCTTGTACGGATTCATAAAGCTCTGGAGCTGCGGCAAATAAGTTTGCATTGGCCAAAGACTCCTCAGCAGTCATCCAAGATGGTTTCCAATGAACTGTAGCTAATTTCTTAGCCCATCCGTTGGATGTATAATCGTCACCTGTTCCCCTGTTGAGGCAAATGCTCTCCATATCAGCGCC